CCTTTATCTAAAGCATTTGAAGTTGAGCCCATCATACATTTACCAATAATTCTACTACCTAATCGTAAACATGTTTTTGTAACCCTCCAGTTATTTAAAATATTATCGGGTCTCTCCCATTTACCACTTTCATCGTGAACTAGTAAAGCTAGCTTTTCACCGTCATAACTATTGTCTCCAGTGTTTTTCCAATCAATTGTTGTATCTAAACCTTTAATATCCTCAAGCTTTTCATTAGCCGTAATTTTTTTCCTTGTAAACTTACTAGCTGGTACTCTATAAGCAAGTTCAGATTTAGGGCGATCCATACCATCTTGGATAGGTTTAAAAAAGAAAGGATAATTAATTGATATAGGAACCACTTTGTCTGTAAACATCTTTTTTGCATCTGATCCAGTTTTAGATAATATACCAAATCTACTATCACTTGCAAGAGTAGCTAAATTAACCGTTTCCGCCGATGACATAAAAGAAAATCCAGAACGTCTATTTTTAAGGTAGCACATTCCGTAACATCTTTTATCTGCTTTACAAGCTTCCCAGAATATATAAAACAATCTGTTTGCCTCTCTAAAATCTGGAGCACCCACATCAATCTTGCTCCATTGTAAGTACATGTACTGCGTACCTGTTATCCAGGTTGGTTTACCATTATTCGTGAACCAGAATCCTTCTTCCCTTCTTTTAAATTCTTCGTCTATATAATCGTACCATTTTTCTTTACTGCTTTCCGGATAGTTTCTCCAATCGAATATATTTTTAATTCTCTGCAACTCCTTGGGATACTCGAATTTCACCCATTTGTTCTTCGGATCTTTGTATACTTCTTTAGGAGCTTTTGGTAGCGCAATAACTAGCCCTTGTATTTCTATTATCTCACCTATTTGCCCGTTTTGAGATAACACTATAATATCGTGTTCTTTATCGTAACCGTATTTCCATTTCTTACCTTTGTTAAGTCTACTTATAGTAGTCTTTTTTACAGGTTCAACCGTCTTAACTAAACTTTGCTCGTACATTATTTAGATCTACTTTCTGCGAATCCCTTAAAAGTTTTTTCCTTTGCCTCTTCAGGTGTTTTACCCTCAAGCAAGTTTTCTTCTTCTTCAATTCTGTTAAGTATCTCAAATGCGTCAAATATAGCTAATTTTTTAGTAGCCGCGGCATTCTTAAGTCTATCTGCTGATATATCATCGTCTGAATCAACGATTGCTTCCTTAGCTACTTTAATCAGCTCTTCAACTGCTTTTTGCCCAGCTTGGATTATACTCTTTTTCGTTTCCTTGATGTTCATATTTGATTGTAATAAAATTAGATAAAACTCGAAATAGTCTCTCGCCATCAACGATAAACTCATATTCACTACTTGGTCTAAAACCAACTAGATCGCCAACCTTAACCGTACCGTCAGAATATTTGACTATACCTTGTAAAGGTTTTTCAGATTTAGTGTTGAACTGATCTGTAGCTTTTAAAGGTATTACAAAGCAATATCCTTTTGGAGCTATCCACTTATCATTTCTTTTATATAAAAAGATTTGATCGTCGTTTATAAAGTAAGTTTCTTCATCAAAATAAGCTCTACTGTTCTTTTCAACACCTTTTACGTTATGCCATCTACGAAACACATTGTGGTGAACTACAACTGTATCTCCTGGTTTTATATCTGTATCACCAATAATTGGAGTTGATATAACTTCTGCCTCTCTATTAACATACTGATGGTTGAATACCTCTGTGTTAAGGATTAACTCTCCACCATCTAGTTTTTTAGTATTGTTATATCTTTCTCCTTTTGGTTTTACAACAAAGTTGTAAACGCTTTTCATTAGTATTGTAGATTATATTCCACAGATACAGCCATATTCTTGTTAAAGTCTTTCCAAGGTAATACGTCTTTATTTTTTTTGATATAGACAGAAAACTTATCGTCTTCTTCTATAATATCGCAGATAGTATGACCACCATACACTTCTTGCCCCACGGCATAGTGCATAGCGTCATTTTTGTAATCTTTACCGATACTTATTTTACGAATCAGCTTTGACATCGTCTCCGTAGTTTATTGTACCGTCTTGTATGTTAATATCAAAAGTACCATACTCTTTTTCAAACTCACCTTGTAATAAAGTTAATTCATTTCTTAATCCAGCAATTTGATGCATCATCTCATGCTTTTTTAATTCTACTGAACCAATTTCTAGTTGAGATCTGTTTAAGTTGTTTACAGTGTCTTGAACTTTCTCTAACTGCTCGTTAGTTATTTTTTCAGGTTTAATGCCTTTAAGTTCTTTAATTTTAGCGCTTGTGTTTTTTGCCATTTTATTTAATTTAATTTAAGTTAATTGTTTTTATGAATGTGTTTCGCAAGTTAATATAAGTTGTATAGGACTAACGTTATATAAAACATCGTCGTCTTCTATTGCATCTACGTTTGCTTTTGTTAAGGTTATTTGTGTAGCTGAATCTACCGTTTTAATCGTGCCAAGTACAGCGTCATCTACAGCGTGTATAACATCACCTGGTGCAAAACATAAAGTTGCATCTTTAGTGTCTAATGTTATTACTGTTTGTGCTCCTGCAGCAAAGTTACTTTCGTTTACTTGTACTGTAGTTCTAAAATCTAAAGCCCCTTTAGCTATAGCCGCAACGTATAAATCTCCATTTACTGGTATATCTAATCCTGATTTTGTGGCTATATTTAAGTATATTAAATCTCCATCATTAAAGTCGCCAGAAGCTATAGCTACATGACCACATAAATTATTAAACCAACCTGGAGTATCTACAGCAGCTCCTGTAGTTCCTAATGTAACAGGTGCTACATCAACACTAACATTAACACCATCGCTAGGTGTTGGTATGTGGCTTGTTGCAAATAATAAATCAATTCCAACCATTGTTTGATCAGCACCGTTAGTACCTCTAACTATACATTGAAGACCACTAATTGATGATGCTCTTTTAACATCCACTTTATGCCAGTCAAAAAGTATTTCTGTATCTGCATAAGCAGCTGCTTGAATACTAGCAGGCATGACTGGACTTATTTTTTTATATATTTTACTCATTATTTTTTTACTTTTTCTAGTGATCTACCGCCAAAATAAGCACCAATCACGGTTATTAATACTAATTGTAAAAGATCTACATAAGAGTCTTTTACGTTAAATTTTAAAGCACCAGCATCGATGAATATTAATAGCATGGTGCATACTATTAAAAATATTAAGACCATTGGCCTAACATTCTTGCTAAGCCATGAGTCTGATTTTAAATCCGCTTCCCAACGAGAAGTTATATTTTTCTCCATCTCTACTTCATAATCACTTATAAGCTGCTTGATTTTAAGCTCAGCGGCAAGCTTTTCTTCTTTAGAAGTGTGCAGGTTATCTATAATACCACCCACACCTTTTACTAAATCAGCAGCTCCACCTGAAAATAATTTACCTAACATATTATTTTGTTTTTACTTTTTCAAATGAACTAATACCAAAACACCCTAGCGTTACCCACACGAATGAATTGTATATTACTTCGTTAATTACTAATTCTCCATCTATAAATATAAAACTAGTTACAAGATCTGCTATAGCAAATAATACCATTACTATAAATGATATAAATCCTACTACGTTCTTTTCGTTAATTTCGTTTTTATCTTTAAATAAACTCCACATATTATTCGTTTCCGTTATTTGCATCATTTTCCCAAGGAAAACCAGTATCCCCAGCTTCCTTCCACTCTCCATCTACTAATATAGAATCCACTCCATCTATATCCATTCTAGGGAATTCTTCGCCATTATAAGTGACACTATTGTCAGTATAAGCCAATTTACCAATCTTCATATCAGTAGCATGCCTCATTTCATGATTAATCGTTTGCCTGTATTCAAAACTATCAGGATGTAGGTTTTCATTAACATATATAGTTCCATCCATATTAGCCTCACCCATGATACCTTCTTCTAAAGGCATAGGTATAATAGGTGTTCCAGGAATAGACTCTATACCACTAGGTTGTCTACCAAAACGTAATTTAGTTTTGATCTCACCGCTAGTAGCTTCTAATCCTCTATTTTTACCTAGTTTAAATCCCATTATGCTCCGTAGTATCCTTTCTTGTAATTTTTTACAGCAGCTGGTTTTTTATATTTTCTAGCTGGAGAGGCTTCAATTTTTGCTTTTAAGTGCTCTGGTAAATTTTTTTGTTTTCCAATTAAAGCCTTCATCATTGGTGATTTACCGTGCATTTTAAATGTTGAGTGTTTTCCTGGCATATTATCTATCTTTATCTTTGATCATATCATCTATAGCTTTATTGTAAACTTTATCTGTATATGATTTATTTTTATAAAATACACTTCTCTCTGAAGTGGGTAAGTCTTCCTCACCTAATAGGATTCTATATATCCTACTTATCATTTGAGAGCATTTCCATGAGGTTTTAAATA